AGCAGTTACATTTGCCATCCATGCACCATCATTTGGATTTACATCAGCATTAAATCTTACCTGAACCATTTGAGTAGAAGCATCTTGTTGTGGAAATGGTCTTAAATCCCAAGCAATATCTAAACTTGTTCCAGTAGTTGAATATGTAATTCCAGTTCCTGTACTCCAAGTAGTCCAGTCCCATCCAGCAATAGATACTGAAGGTGCTCCTGGAGTTGTATGATAAACCCATCCTTCATTTGTTCCAAATGTTATTGTTGCATTTGATCCAACGAATACATTGTTGTAAACAGTTCCACCCATTTGCATTCCGAACGGAAGATTCATTTGAACACCAGCATCATCTACTCCAGCCAAAACATTTGTGCTAGTTCCAATAGTGGCTTGTAAATTATTGACTGCTGTTTGAGCAGCATCAATAGCAAGGTTTGCCTGTGTTAATTCTGTTTGTGCAGTTGCTTGTGCTGTAACTGCTTCTGTTTTTGCAACTACGGCTTCAGATATTGCTGTCTGAGCCTGAGTTATTTGTGTTGTTACATTATTTATAGCGGTAGTTGCAGTAGTTACTGTAGCCTTTGCATCTTGAATTACCTGAGAACTTTGATCTATTGGGGTAACAGATAAGTCAACATTACTAATAGTACTAATAGCGGTTTGAACATTATTTATTTCTGCATTAGCCAAAGATATTTTTGATGTTACCTCTGCCGTCACAGATTGGGCTTGGGAATATTCGGTTTGTGCTTGTGTTACCTCTACTAAGGCATTGTTTGTGGCTGTAATAGCCTGCTGAACCTCTGTTGTAGCAGTAGAAAGGGCAGAGTTAACTGCTTGTTGAGCAGGACTTACAACAACTTGCTCTTGATTTTCTGTAGCCCCTGCATGATCTGGTGCCATTATTCCAAAAACTGTTACACATAGTCCTACCCCAAAGCCTATTAAAAGTTTGCGCTTTAGGTTACTCAATTTGGGGGCTAACTCCTATGTTTAATTATATGGTTAATTATATCATTTTTTATTTAATTAAACAACAAAAGTGTAATAAAAAAGAGGGCAGAAATTAATCTGCCCCCTAATTTATTAAGAATTTACTTCTTTAGAAGTGCCTTCTGTAGTGCTGCAATCTGCTTGTTGATTGTTGCAATAAGTGCAACGATCATTTTTAGGATTTCAGCGTTGCTTACAGTTGCAGTTGATTCTGCAATCTTGTATGAAACTACCTTAGCAGAATCTGTTGATACGTATGCAGGTAGATCAACTACTGCATTAAACGCACCAGCATTGTTGCCAACGGTAAACTGATAAGTCTTTGATCCGTTTGCAAATGTATCTGTTGAAGTTGCTGTTCCAACTAGTGTCATTCCACCAGCAGAGATTGCTACTCCAGTTCCAAGTGTTGCTGCATCGTGTACCTTAGCACCTGAAATATCAGTTGCAGATACAGTTAACTTTGCAATTTCGCCTGGGACGTATGAAGCCTTATCAAAGGCTGCTGTGTACTTATTAACACCTTGACCACAACGTGCATCAAACTCATTTGAGTAAATGACTGAAAGATCTGAAAGTGTATGTTGAATACGTACCTTTGTTGATCCTGATGTAGCAGCACATGTCCAACCACCAGTTTGTACTGCTGTAGCAGATGATGCTCCAGCAACAGAAACAGCAGTTACCTGTGCGTTATACTTTGTGGTATCAGCAGTTGGAGTAACTCCAGCCAATTGATTACCAGCAGCATCCTTGACTACAAAGTCATATGTGCCTGTACGTGTTCCACCAGCCTGTGCAATGTCTTCACCAGAAACTACAATAGATGCAGCCTGTCCAGTAAATGTAATTGACTTAGTTGTTAGTACTGTTCCATTGAATGAAACTGTAATTGTTGTTGCTACTGGCTTGTTTGCATTAGCAGTACCCTGCTTTACGTGGAGAACTCCACCAACACCAGTCTTAGCAGCAAATGAAACTTGAGTGCTTGGAGCACCGTCCCATGCAACAACTGCTCCACCTGTAGCAGATGCCTGTAAAACACCATTTGTTGACAAAGTAGAATCGTATGCGTCTTTTGCAAGTACGTTTACGTATCCTGTTCCATCATTAACAACTGTTGTTGATCCAGCAACATCTGCGCTAGAAGCAAGAGTTCCTGCTGTTGAAGTATCCTGAACACGTCCAAAACTGTTTGCTACAGAAAGAATATTTGTCTTTGCAACAGTTCCAGCATAAATTGTTTTGATATCAACTGTAGAAGTGGTTGAACCAACCTTCTTCTTTTGAGTTACTGTAACTGTGCCTGAGCCGTTAACAGTTAACTTAACATTTGTTGGCAATGTAACCGCTGTTGAGGTTGTAGCCGTAAATGTAAATAATTTACCTAAGTTGGTAAGTGTTACCCCTGTAGGGTTTGACCCTGCTGCTGTGTAATCAGTAAATGTTGCAGGACCAGAAATTTCTAAAGAGACGTTATCGTCTGCTGTAGAAGCCAAGGTATCACTTGTAGTTAGTGCAATTACTGCATTAACTCCAGCCTCTGCCTTAGTTGTGTCTGCCAATACTGTTACTCCACGAGCACCTGCAGCCAACGAATCGGATAACACGTATCCGTTAGTTACTGCTGCTTGAGCCTGCGGAACTGCAACAAAGAATGTGCTTGCTACTGCTGCAGCCGTAACAAGTGCGATCTTCTTAAATGAATTCATCTTTCTCCTTGTTTAGTTTGTTATATTATATTTAGTCTATCAAGAAAATCCCTAACATCTTCAGGCATTTGCTTGTTATCTAATTCTACCATAGCCTTCTGTTTCTCTGCAAGTCGTGTAGAGGAAGACCAGGTATGGATATCAATCTCAAGATTAGTATCCTTTGGGGTATGTGATATTGCTCCAAAAACAGCGCCACATACAGCGTCTGCTAAGTCTTTAGATTTTTTTCTAGGGTGATCAACACGATTACCCCTCATTATTTTTAACTCTGACATTTCATCAAGTAATAAAGGAATCATTGGCATTGCCACACGCTCTTCATAAATCATCATTGCTAAATCTTCATAATGTTTCTTAGCAACAGAAACAGTATCAGTTCTTATTCCAACAGCCTTAAGTTCATTTTGAATATCAAATGATTGCCAACGATCAAAAGACACAATGCCAATATTAAACCCTTGTCTGCGTAGATTAATAATCCATTGCTTTACCTCAGATAGGTTTACTGGTCCTTCTGATTTTGGTTCCCACCATGCAACTGCATCTACTATTACGATTGGGGCTACTTGTTCATAATCTTTAATTACCTGAATATTTACCCACTTATCTACGTGAGCAATTGCTACCGCACACTTATCGTGTTTTTGTGCAAGGTCAGCATGAATATAATAAACCTTGTCTGGGTCTGGTTTAAAGTTTTCTGAGAATCTTCTAAAACTATCAACAGGGTTTGTCAATGTCATGCATTTTATTAACTTATCTTTTTGTTTAAAAAATGCATCTGATGAATATGTTGGTGTACATAAAAAACGCATCATCGCATCTCCAAGGTCAGTCAAAAATGCAATTTTAAAGTCATCAATTTTACGAGTAGGGTTTACTTCCCATGTTGGACGCTTAAGTGCTAAAACTTTTGGAATTTTGTAAGAAAGAATGTGGTCTTCTTCCCATTGAATTTCAAATTCGTTGTCTGGTCCTTCTGGAAGTTCTTCATTAATAATAAACTTATGTCTACGTTCTATAGTTTCTTTTTCTGCAATAACGGAGTCATATCTTTGAGAAATATAATCACCTTGATAACGTGGGAATGAAAGAAGAACTACCTTGCCAAGATCAGGAAAACGAGAATCTACAGTACCACGAAATGCTTTATAAATATTTTCTGCAGTTTTACCCTGTTCATTACCTGTGCCAACTTCAGATGCAAAACCAGAAATTTCATCAAGAACAGCCATAAACAAGTTTAAACCTTCGTGTGATTCTCTTTCTGAGTGTCCAGAATAAACAGTAATTGCTTTATCAAATTCAACGGAGTCTGCTTTTGGATTATACTTTCCAGCAAACCAAGGAGACTTTTCAATCTTAGTTTTAAAACCTTTAAAGAAAACATTCTTAGCCTGTTGTGCGTTAATAGCAACGTTAATAATATCTATAGCATCTCCAGATGGTTTGCCATAGTATGACGCTGGATCTTTGAGACATAATAATTTATATACTACATATGCACAGGCTACTGTTGATACAAAATCTTTACCGCTACCCTTGCCAAGTTGAAGAATAATTTCATTTTTTGTATATTTATTAAAATAATTTAATCCTTCTACGCTTCCATAGAGTTCTTGTAAATCTTCTTTACGATAAATCTGGCTCATTGCTTCAACAATGTCATATTGAACTGAGGATAGTTGTGGTTGTCCTAAATATTCTGGAGATTCAACAAATGTTTTTGCATCAACTGGTTTTTCAACAAAGTGATTTTCTTTGAGAACTTCAAAAAAATCATTGAACATCGTGGACAACTGTAATCACTTCGCCTTCTTTAGCAATAGCCGAAAGCCTTTGCATAATAATATCACGAACTTCTGGGTGTGATGATGCAATATCTCTAAGTATTCCAACAAGAACTTCTTGTCTGCGCTCAATCTCAACCATTTCTTCTGCAAGTTCTTTATTCTCAAGCAGTCCAGCCTTTTGTAGCATATCAATTCTTTTAGATTCAATATCCATTACTAGTTTTATTCCTGCAGTTTTTGCACTAAGATTACTTGTCAAACTTGATTCATCAATAACTTCATATGCTTTTGTAATAAGTTTGGTGTAGTGTGTGTCTGCACCAACTAATGCTTCTTTTGCACGAGCACGAATAGCATCATTTGCAGAAGCCATAACCTTCCACTCATTAATTAATTGAACAACACGAGTGCGTGGAATATCAAGTTCTTTAGATATAACTGTTGGGTCATTGCCTTTTAAGTATTCAGTTACGACAGTATTAACCTGGTCTAGGTGATCTACTAAATCTTTTTCAGTTGACATTTTTTTCCTTTGCTATCTTCAATAATACCAGATATCCTATTAAATCATCAATGTCATTGTCTCCAACATAGTCAGTACCCTTCATAAGTCTGCTTAATTTATCATCAATTCTAACTCTAAGTTGTTCTACTGGGTCTGCCTTGCTAAAAATTCTAACTGGGTCAAGTGCTGAATCCCCATAGGCAATATTTTTTTCAATTAACATACTTGCTATTGAATGACATGCAATCCATATCTTGGGCCCAGAAGGTGCTCCAACCGATCTTAGATATAAATCTTGACAACCAAAGTTTTTTACATCTTTATATACTGGATCAAGTTTCATAAATAGTTCTCCTTATGCCAAGAAACGTAGTTTTTATCAAATTGATTAATGCCAGCCCTATAGTGTTTGGTGTAATCGTTATGTATTTTTGCTGCATCCTTTTGAGTGTATACTATAAAGTTGTCTAAGTTGTTTTCTTCAATTGTTTTAAAAATTGATTTTGTGAAAGTAATATATCCTGTTTGATATATTGAATAATCAACAATGTTGTCATATACTTTATTTGTTTCTTTATTTAAATAATAAATGTTTTTAATATCTGCCAATATATTTTCTAAAAATATGCTTTGTGGCGCTGATGCAAATATCATTTGTGTTAAACCAGAATTTCCTGGCTCTTTTGATACAGCAAAATCTAAATCTAAATCAAGCCATGCATCTATTGGTTTTTTACATACCATGTCAATGTCTGAATAAAAACCACCATTAACATACAGACACATATATCTCCATAATGTTGCTCTCAATACATTAACCTTATAAGATTTATATATTTCAAACCATTCGTCTCCAAAATTATCTAATACAAATTGTTCTCTATCTTGTGCAGAAACATATTTATACTCCCAGGTTTTATTTTCATTTTGCCAGGACAACGAACACTCAAGTGTTTTTGGACCAAGATCTTTGTAGTCACACTCATATGTTTGCCAAATAATTTTAGGAATCATCGTTTAGATTTTCTCAATCCAAATTTTGCAAGGTAAACATAAACAGTCTCTACTGTACATCCACACTCCTTTGCAATCTCTTCTGGAGTCTTTTTATCCATAACATAACGCTTACGCATAAAAACTTCTGATGTATATAGTTTACTAGCCATAGTGTTATTTGTCAATTTCTGTTTCAGAAATGTCATAGTCATATGCGTTTGAGTCTTCTAAAACCCACTTATCATAACTTTCAACATCCCACTTGTTTGTATTTATAAGTCTTTGTATTACTAGATCTTTTTTAGTTACAAATGATGGTTCTTTTAATCTAATACGGTTATTAGGCTGTACCGCAAAATTTCCATCATCTCTTTGAATAACGTGACCACATTTATGTTGACCAGGATTTTCTGAGTAGCCATCATCTAAAATATTGCTTTCTGGATTATGCCAATCTAAAGTAAATAAATACTTTCCACCAACATTATTTTTATTTCTATCTATATACGACATTCTCATATTGCTTAAGTTTTCAAATTTGGTAACTGCTATATGTGGACTAAAAGAATTCCAAAGCACAAGATTATAAATTGGCTCTTCTGGAACTCCTGGCTTTGCACAAAATGCATTAATTGGCATTCTCCACCAGATCCCTCCGTCTTCCATTAAAAAATGGAACAGTGGGCTTCTACTTTTAATACTTGATACACCAAAGATTACACATGGAAAATATTTATCGTGGCTATCTTCTTGATCTCTTAAAAAATTACCACGAACATAACACTCAATTGGCGGTATATTTGCATTTAACTCTGGCATTATTCATTACTCCTTGTCATTGTTTTAAGTTTATCCCAAAACCCCCCAGGATTTCCTTGATAAACTTGTCCAGTTTCACGATCTATTAATAGCCATTTTTCTGGACATAGTGTTTTTACAATTAAAGAAACCTCATGTTCTTCTTCTTTAAAAATAAAACTATCTCTATTCATTATTTCCTATTGCTTTATCCCAATTATTAATAGCCCAATGACCGATACCACAAGCGTCAGCAATGTCATTATCGTTAATAATTTTATCATAGTTGATTTCAATTAATTTCATCGTCCTTTCTTTTCTAAACTGTCTTTCATATGACTTATACCAAGAGTCTGATTTGCCAGGATTTTTTGATCTAAGTAGTAGTTGCTCTTCTTTTGTTAGTCTTTTATTTCCTAAATAGTTTTGCCAAGTTATTGGAGATACTTTTCCAACTGTATTTATTCCATACATGGCAGCAGCACCAAGCAATGCACCTTGCACCAAAGCAAGATCTGCAGCAGTTTTTGGACTATTCATAAAAACAGTATGTTCAATTACTATTGCTTCAGCATTTATTACTGCATCAAAATATGCAAGAGTTCTTCTTGCTGCATTTCCAACTTTCTCATATATGTCTTTTCCTTCAAAATTTATTTTGCCAACTTCTTTTAATTCTTTGCCATCAAAAATAGCAAAAGCAAGACTGTTAGTGCTAGCATCAATAGCGCATATTCTTTGTGGCTTACCAGTTTTGCTCATAGTCAATAATTCCTTTTAATTGTTTAAGCATTTTTTCTACTTCTTTTTTATTTACATTACAATTAGAACAAAATCCAGAATCATTATATATTGAAAGTTGTTCTCCACAACCTCCAAGACATACTCTTTTTTTACCTATTCTCCTCTGTCTACGAGTAATTTGGTATCGCTCTGCAATTTTTTCTTTTGTGGCGTCATCTCTACATTTTTCTCCACAATATATTTGATAACTTACTTTAGGTTCAAAGTGATTATCGCATCGTTCACATAGTTTCACTTAACCCCTCCAGGGATTTAAGTTTTATTACTCCAGTTCCAGCATCTGCACAGGCTTGTTGAATTGGGCATGTTTTACAGACTTTAGAGTTTGAGCGATAATTTTTTGTAGGTAGTGTGCGATCTACCCAGGCCTTGCGAACATCACGCATCCATTGAAATGTGTTGTCAATCCATTGACGATAGTAATCATCTACTTGAACTGGAAGAACTAATAACTCATGATTATTTTTATTTTCATAAATTAAAACTCCTTTTTTCTTTCCAAGAATTTTCATATAAATAAGCAACTGAATAAGATGCCCAAGTTTTGGTTTCATAGAATTTTTACGATATTCAAATCCTTCATTAAGCATTGTTTTAATTTCACCAACAATGTCTTCGCCTTCCCATTCAATCATGGCATCCCCATAGCCAAAGATTGGTGGATCATCATATCTAATTTTAAATTCTGTTGTTGGCTGATTGTCATCATCTTTAAATATTTTTGCCACTCCAGCATTCATCATAGCATTTTGAATTCTTCCGTGTGAAAGAGTTCCAGCAGTCATATTTGCTGCACCGTATGCATCTGCATTGTCTTCAAATGTTGCACCATCAAACGCTAGATACCAATATCTTGGACATTCTCCATGACTATAGGCAATGGTTGATGGAGCAAATGTTTTTTTGGTTTGAAACTTTGGTCCACGATTAATAACATATCCAGATTTTATTTTTTCAATTAAAGCATCAGAATCAAGTATATTGCTCTTATTAGAAACACTCTTTATCATCACGCTCTGTAATAAGTTTTTTGTCATTTTTATCCCCTGTTTATATAAGTATACCAGTTAGCGCATTATGTATTTAAGTGCTGA